TGAGTGACGGGCAAATTCAGTTTGAAGAAAATTTACCAGCATCGTTCGATAAGTTGTGCCATTCTTGGCGCATTAAGAATGGTGTTTTTCAGAACGTAGGTTCGCCATTGCCCGGGCAAGTTTGGGATAAGGTGTCAGAATCGTGGTTTTACAATGTTTCGTCTTTAAAGTCACAAAAGTGGCATGAAGTCAAACAGCACCGCGATGCCACAGAAAACGGTGGCTTCGTTTGGGACGGCAGTCGTTTCGACTCTACACCCATCAGCCAGTCGCGCATCCAAGGTGCGGTGCAGCTCGCGACATTGGCAAAGCTCACTAATCAACCGTTCAGTATCGACTGGACGCTAAAAGACAACAGCACTCGCACCCTGTCTGGCGACGACATGATCGCCGTGGGGCAGTCTCTGGCAACACATATCGACGCGCAACACGTCAAGGCGCGGCAACTGCGTGAACGCATCGAGGCGGCGACAACACCTGAGCAAGTCGATGCAATACTGTGGAGCGACACAACACCCATTCCGGCGCCAAACTCGGCACCTACAGCTTGACCACCCTGTAGCAAGGCTGTCTCGCTTATACAAAACTACCAAAACCCTGATAGACTCTGGCGCCATCATAAGTCACCGTTGACTTAGCATGGCCCGTGGGCCAAACCAGAAGGATTCACATGGGCACGCAGGACGAACAGACCATTTCTTACCAGGAATTTCACAACCTCAACCGCGACATTGGCGAAATGAAGGGCCTGATGTCGCAGATGGTCGAGGCTATCAATCGCATCAGCCTGCTGGACGAGCGTCAGCAGGTCGTCAGTCAGGGTCTGAGCAAGCTGGACGAGCGCGTCGCCCGCCTCGAGCACAAGCAGCAAGAGGCCGACATTGCCCGCGCCCTCAACCAAGCCAGCACCGATCGGTTGAACCTGATCGACATGGGCTTCCGGGAGCTGCACATTGAGCGCGAACGCGACAAGGCCCGCTTCCAAACCGTGATCTGGATGATTCGCGGCCTATGGGCCACCGTTGCAGCAGGCGGTCTTACCGTCATAGCAAAGCTGTTTTCGATGTACACGGTCTAGCTGCACAACCGCACCAACACACAAACAACATGACAACTCCAATCACAACCGCCGTTGAGTTCTTCTCCCACGCCGAACTCGAGTGCAAGGGAAGTCGCAAGCGTGATGCGCAGGGTCGAGGAATCCCCGGTACTGGCGTGATCCGACTCGACCCTAGGTTCGCCACGGCACTGCCGTTGCTGCGACGCGCTTGGGGTCGCCCCGTGTCTCCCAGCAGCGTGTGTCGAACGCCGGCACACAACAGCACCATGCGGCCTGCTGGGCACCCTACAAGCCTGCACCTGACAGAGAACCCTAGGTGGCCGACCCTAGGTACGATGGCGATGGACTGGCCCTGGCGCGGCTGGAGCGCTGCCGACCAGCTTGCCTTTGCCCGCCTTGCTTGGAACATGGGCTGGAGTGTCGGTCTGCACGACGGGTTCTGCCACATTGATCGTCGCGGCGACCTTGGCCTGCGTGAGCTGCCCCAAGCCGTTTTTCTGTACGGCACATGGTCTGGCAGATTCCCGGCAGCAAGTGTTCGAGCAACAGAGGCAAGCGCCTGATGGCCAAGGTCACGATCAAGCCAGCGGGCAACCTTCAGTTGCCCGCTGGCTTTCGGCTGTCTGACTTGGTGTGTGTTGAAGCCGTCAATCACTCATCCGTCGCCAACCAGCCTGATGTTTTTGCACTGGCAAATCTTCACAAGGTTGCTGCCCTGATGGAGAAAGTCAAGACAGTTCTTGGCGGGCTGCCCGTGACGATTCTTGCCGGCTTTCGCAGCGTTGGTCTAAATGACCTTTTAGGTGGCGAGCCAGACAGTCCCCTCTTGCGGGGCGGGGCGGTAAGGTTTTGTTGCCCCGAATACGGCGACGCGCAAGCCATTTATGCTGCCGTCGCAAACTCTGGTGTCAAGTTTGGCGAAGTGACTCTGGGCTGCGACTGGGTGCAAATTTCAATCTCAAACAAAGGACAGCACGCATGAATCCCGAGCAACTTTCAAAATGGGCACGCGGCATGAACAGTATGGGGCGCCCGTTTTTGACGGCGCTGGTTGCGACGATCTACAACTTGGCCTTGCTGGTCGCACTGATCACTGGAGAGCTTCGTGTCATAGAGTACATCACGGCGGTGGGGCCAACAAATGCCATGATCATCGGCTTCTGGTTCGGAGAGCGCAAGGCCCTGCACGAGTCAGAATATCCCAAGTCTGGCGCGAGCGAGTAAGCCATGCGAATCTTTTGGTTATGGCTGCGTAACCTGATGCCCGGAGCCGGCACATGGTTGCTCATTGCCGCCGTAGTGCCACTTTTGCTCTTCGCCTTTCAGCACGTTGAGCAGCGTGGCTACGATCGCCGCGATGCGGAGGTACAAGTTGAGAGGCTGCAAATTGCCCAAGAGCACCAGCGCATCCTGCGAGAAAACATTGCTGACGCCCAAGCTCGAGAGCAGTCCATGCGTCAGCAGGTCGAGCGTGCCAATGCAGTTGCGCGCAACCGCAGCAGTCAACTTGCCCAACACCTCAAGGCACAAGAGCAACAGCACCTGGAGACAAGCCATGCAGATCACACGAGCAACACCGACACCAACCCACCCACAACCGAAGCGGCGCAGTCGAATCAGCAGGATCGCCCTTTACTTGGCGCTGCTGTGCTTGATGCCCATACTGTCCGCCTGCTCAACGATGCCCGCGCCGGTTACGCACCTCAAGCTGGCGGTACCCCCGCAGGAGTTGATGAAAAAGGCCGAGCCACTGCCGTTACTGGCACCGACCTCGCGCTGAATGACCTTGAGGTTGTGCGGCTGTACCATGAACTTGCCGCACGACACAGCGGGCTTGTGGAGTGGATCAGGCACCAATGTGTTGCGCATTAGCCAGGGCGCTAAGGTGCCAAGAATGAATTTGAATCAGTTGTTCATCAAGGGCTCTCAGCTCTAGGACTAAAGCATGAAAAAGTACCTACTTGGTGCAGGTGAAGCGATCAGCCAGCTTGGGCACGCCGTGCTGTTTGGCGGAAGTCCGAACATCACAATCTCGGCCCGGTGCTATTTGGAGCGAAGGAAACCCATCTGGCGCACCGCCTACAAGGTGATCAACTGGGTCTTCTTCCTGCAAGTCGATCACTGCCGCGACAGTTGGGCCAGCGACATTGACTTTGCCCGCAAGGCGCTTTTGAAGCTCGAGGCAGAGCAGGGCGCGCAAACTGCTGCAAATTCACGGAACTTTTAACGCTTGTTCTTATGGTAAGTCAGCATTGACTCGTGTTAAAGTTGATTCCGGTCACCTGATTGGCGAGACAAGGGCCTACAAGAATAAAAAGAACGGCCAGATGGTCAAGCCTTTCAGGTGACCGACCTATCAACCCACACGGAGCAAGCTCAGGTGAAACGACCGTCCAAGACGACCCACAGAAACAGCCGCATGGCTCAATTTCTCGAAAACGAAACCCTCGTCAGTGACAGTTACGGACGCGCTCCAGTCCGGAAAAAGTCAACCGAACCCCTGCAAGCACGCACCGAGGCGCAAGGCATGTACCTAGCGGCCTTACAGTCCAGCGAAATCGTGTTCGCTGTAGGGCCGGCAGGCACCGGCAAGACCTACTGTGCCGCCGCCTGGGCCGCACAGCAGCTCATGGATAAGCGCATCGAGAAGATCGTTGTGACCCGTCCGAACGTCGAAGCGGGGGAAGAGATGGGACACCTGCCCGGCGAGCTTGAAGAGAAGTTTGCGCCCTACCTTGCACCCTTCCGGGAGGTGATGATCGAGCGCATGGGCAAAGCCCACTACGAATACTGCTTGAAGGCGGAGTACATCCTGCCTAAGCCCGTAGGCTTCATGCGGGGCGAGACCTTCAACGATGCCGTGGTGATCGTGGACGAGGCGCAAAATCTCACCCGCGAGCAGGTCAAGATGATCCTGACCCGCATCGGCAAAAACTGCCTGATGATCATCGACGGCGACCCTGACCAATGCGACCTTCCGGGCAACTCTGGACTGATGGATGCAATTCACCGAATCCATCACCTCAAGGGTGTCCAAGTCATCGAGTTTACGGAAGATGACATTGTTCGCAACGGCCTGATTCGTGGCATCTTGCAAGCCTACCGTCAGTAGATAAAGTCTGAACAACCCAAGAAAAGCCCCTGGCGTCCCGGGGCTTTCTTGTCTGTGGCGTTTTGTAGCGTTTTTGATGCTTTCCCTATTTAAGACGCCCAACAATACAGACAACCTTTTTTATCTTAAACAGACGATGGAACACGACTACTACGGCAAAGACACGCCAGTCAAGCTGCTGGAGGTCAAGGGCATGAAGCTCGACCCCGAGAACCGCGCAGGTGAATCCAAGCTGATGCAAAGCTGCTGGTACGACTACCGCGACATGCACCCGGCTGCCAAAACCTACCTCTATGCCGAGCTGTACCGGCAACAGACACTCAAGTTCTATGAGGCGATGATCGACATACGGACGCTCGACACGGCACGAGCGTTCACCCCGGACGACATTTTCATGAGCCGCGACCTGACGAGCATGTGGCTCGCTCGACGCATGGCTGACCAGCATGGCGTGCCCTATGAGTTTGTCCTGCGCTTCGCTCAGGATCGCTTCTTCGCTAGGGTTCAGCGTACTTTCCCTCGGCCCAATCAACTGTACGGCGAAGAGCTTGAGGTGGACATGATCGCAGCCTGGCGTGAACGGCTCGATCGCCAAATTACCTACGCCGCCTCGCTGCGTTTTCGCGCATCGAGCTGGCGCGGCGAGCTTGCTCAGGCACAGCATGTCAACTTCGTGGTGGGCCAGATCAAGGCCCGACCAGCCCCGCGGCACACCCTGCTGGCACGGATGCTCAACGAGGACGTTTTGGCCCTACCCATGATCGCCAGCAACTTCTCACAGCAGGAGTCTGAGGCTGCAAAAGCGTACTGCGAAAGGTTTTTGTCAGTCAGTGCTGACTCAAGCACCCTATAATGAAAGACCTAGGGTGCGCCCCTTTTATCCGTCAACCACAGGAGTTTTTATGAACACACAAGCCCACGTTTCGCACCTTTCCAGCTATGAGCGCGGCGCGGTAGCTCGTCCGCCCTTTCAGCCCTTTCGGCCCACACAAGGCGGCACCGCGGCAGCTGCACCCAAGAAGTTTGTGGCCAAGGGTCACGACGCGCAGCTTCAGGATGCACAGTACAACAACCTGCCGGTTGAGGTGGTCACCCTGCTGGAATCGGTGATCAAGGGTGTGATCGTTCGCCGCGACAAGTACACCGTGACCCTGCGCCTTTCAGCGGGCACCGATGCTGGCAAAGACCTGATGATCTACAAGCACGCCATCGAGTCGATCTTGATTGAGCGCACGGCCCCAGCGACTCCCGTGGAGGCTTGATCATGTCCGCCGTGTTGCCTTGGGAAGAAGACGACGAAGCGGGCGCAGCGCTCTTGGCCACCGCGGCTGAAGAGAAGGTTCCGCACTACGAGTTCGACCGTGAGTTTCAGGACAAGATCGCCGCGCTGTTGATTCGGGACACGCCTTTTGCACAGCTTACGGACGGTCTCATCCGCCCGGAGTATTTTGAGAGCGCGGGCTTGTCGGCACTGGTCTCGGTGACCAACCGCTACTTTAGCAAGTACAAGAAGGCCCCCGGAGACAAGTCCACGCTGGCATCGCTCTTCAGGGACGCGGTGCGTGACAAGCTGCTGCCGCCCGACCTGATTCGTCAGGCGGTTGCCCAGCTTGGTAGGCTCTATGAGACCGACGTGTCCGACCGCGACTACGTGGCCGATGTGTGCGCAACCTTTGCCCGTCACCAAGCCGTCAGCAAGGCCATTCTGGACTCGGTGGAGCTGATCGAGAAGCGCGACTTTGACGCCGTGGGTCAGAAGGTGCGCAAGGCCCTTGATACGGGCGTCGCTGTCGGCGCAGGCATGTACGACTACGCAGAAATGGCCGCCGTGCGTACCAAAGACCGCAAAGACCGCTTGGCAGGTCTGCGCCCACCAACAGGCATCACGACCGGCATCCCGATACTGGACGACTACCTGTATCACAAGGGCTGGGGTCGGCGCGAGCTGTCAGTGCTCATGGGTGGCCCCAAGGCGGGCAAGTCGATGGCCATGATTTCCTTCGGGGTCAATGCCATTGCCGCGGGCTACCGGGTACTCTACGTGACACTCGAGGTCGCCAGCTCGATCATCGCAGAGCGCATTGACGCCAATATCGCAGAGCGCGCCATGATGGAGCTCGGCCTGCACGCGCACGAGGTGGAAAAGAAGGTGACCGCCTTTATGGCCAAAGCCGCCCCCTTCAAGATTTGTGAGTTTCCAACCGGCATGATGCGCGTCAGCGATCTGCGCCGAATCATCGAGACCCACAAGGCGCAAGGAACCGTTTTTGACCTCGTGGTTGTGGACTACGCCGACCTCATGTGCCCGGAGCGAGTCACCGATAACGTACAGGAAAACAGCAAGTCGATCTACATGAACCTGCGCGGCCTTGCCATGCAGGAAGGCTTTGCCCTGCTGACGGCCACACAGACCAACCGCGAAGGTGCCAAGAAGGCGGTTGCGACGATGACCGACATTGCAGAGGACATCAACAAGGTGCGACTGGCTGACGTATTGATTTCGATCAACAAGACCGAAGAGGAACGAGCCCTCAACCAAGCCCGTCTTTACTTTGCCGCCAGTCGCAACCAGCGCTCCGGCTTCACCATCAAGATCGAGCAAAACATTGATCAGGCCCGTTTTATAACTAAAGTATTAGGGGAAGAATAGCCGAGCAAGTCCAAGCGCGGGGCGTGATCATCAAGGTCTCGCACCCCGCACTCATTGGAATTTTATGACTTTCACCCCTAACAGCAGAGGGCCTTATCGTGTCTGAGTTTCGACGCGACCCGGAGCTTGACCGGGCTTTGGAAAAGATCAACCTTGAAAACTACCTCGACCGCGAAGGGGTGGGTTATCGGCACAGCTACGGCACCAAGGGTTTGCAGTTGCAGTTCGACGAGTGTCCGTTTTGCGGCGAAGGTGGAGGTAAAACCTACTGCAATGCAGATACTGGATTGGGAAACTGCTTTCACGGCAGTTGCGGTGCAAAGTTCAACAAGTTCAGCCTAGTGCGCAAAGTCAGTGGTCTGTCAGGGAAAGCGCTGGACGAGCACGTCAAGGCGGTTGCTGAAGAGATGGGCTGGATGCCCAAGAAAGAACGGCCCGAAGTCCTGATGGGTGACCTTAGGCTGCCCTCTGGCATGGACGAGCTGCCGCACAACGGGCGCGAACTGCGCTACCTGACAGACCGCGGCGTGACCGCAGAGTCCTGCGAGTGGTTCCGCTTGGGTTATTGCCACGACAAGGCATGGTGGAGCTACAAGCTCGACGATGGTGTCGAAAAGTGGGTCAGCTACAAACGGCGGGTGATCATTCCTGTGTTCGGCTTGGAAGGCAAAATGGTCAGCTTCCAGGGTAGGGATGTGACTGGCGAACAGTTGCCCAAGTACCTGTTTCCGGTCGGCTTCGCAGTTGCCGGCAAGCACCTCTACAACGGCAACAGCTTTGTTCAAGGCACACACAGCCACGCGGTAATCGGGGAGGGTGCCTTCGACTGCATTGCTATTCACCAAGCGCTGCGCAGAGACCCCGGCTGCCGTGATGTTCTGGCGCTGGCCACCTTTGGTATGCACCTCTCTTCAGGCCCTGACAGCCAGCTTGACCGCCTGGCCATTCTTCACGAACAGGGCCTGCGCACGGTCACGTTTTTGTGGGACGGCGAGAGCAGGGCGGTGGCTCAGGCTGTGAAGAGTGGGTTGCAGGTAGCCAGCTTGGGCTTGCAGGTGCGAATCGCCACACTGCCGGCTGGGTACGACCCAGCGCAGGGGCCAGACAAACGACCTACACCCCCTGGCTTGGTGCTGGATGCGATTTTCAAGGCCCAAGCACTGACTCGATTAAGTGCCGTGCGTATCCTGAGTACTGCCAAGAGCATGACGCTATAGTTGAACCGTGTGCAGTCAAAGGTGACTTACAACGATTGGATTTTTTATGATCGAGCAATTTCTGATTGAAGAAACATGGATGGAGCACGAAGGTGGTACGAAGTTCTACCATCCAATTCGCCTGTGCGCCTTTGGCGCAGGTGTTTCTAAAGTCGTCACGGCGATTCACTTTGCAGGCTTTAAGGGTAACTACGGCAGGTTTCGTCGGCCCGTTGAGGGGGGCCAAGTGCAGATCAAGGATGCCGACACTTATATCCGCCAGATTGTCGTCAAGCAAAAAAACGGATATTCGACCAAACCAGAATGGGGTAAAAAATATCGACCAAACAGCGAAGCTGAGTTCAGAGCCGAGGTCATTCGTCTGTTCGGACGCACCGACGCCGATACCGTCTTTTGCTATTTGGGTTTGAAGCCCGGCGACATGCTCAACGTACAAGAGCCTAGCGAAGATGAGCTGCGTCCGAGTCCCAGCAGCGATGATTCAACCATCACAGATTTCAGCGACCGCCCCGCGGCATGGGGTAGCTGGTGACCATTTTTAAGGAGCAGATCGTGTCCGACAAGGAACCCAAATTTCAACCCATCAGCGTATCGGCTGACGGCAGACGCAACAGCTACAGCCGCCGCTGTGATGTGCTTGGCCAAGTCATGAACTATGCGGCCTGCCTGTGGCGTCAGGAGGTCTTGAGCAAGCCCGACATTCGCACACCTGCCGATTGGGCACCCTGTAGCGATGCCGCCCGCTGTGGGCGCTGTCACGCGGTGGAGATGCGCAAGGAGGAAGTGCTGAAGGGCTACGCCATCTACCTGAACGACCGAGAGGAAAAACAACCCAGACAGGCGATCGGTTCGTCCGGGCGCAGTTGGGTCATGCCAGAGCTTGAGCGCAAGGATCACACCGTGCGTTCGGCACCTGCGTCACAGCCGCGCCCTGCCCCCGTGGCCCGCCCAGCACCCAGCGCACGGCCCGCCTCGGTTATCGAGGCTATGGGTAGTGCATCGGGCTATGCCGATGCGCTGAATGCCATGACCCCGACCGCCACCACGGCGGCTCCACCAGAGCCCAAAGTGACGACAGCGCCACCGCTACCGTCGCCGCCCAAAGTGCAGCCTGCTGCGCCCCTGTTGTCCAAGATCGACATGCTTCCGGGCGAGAGCCCGTTGGCATACGCCCGTCGCCTGCGTGCGGCACAAACCCCCGTGTAAAAGGAATCACCATGCTCATCGTCACCAACAAAGCCGCATCGGTTTTCAACGCCATCGAAAAGATCGCCGCCACCAGCTCCAAGCTGGAAAAAGAGGCAATGATCAAACAAGCTGGAACCTCCAGTCCGATGTTCATGCGGGTAGTCAAGGCAGCTTACGACCCGTTCATCACCTATGGGCTGCGCAACGTGAAGATACCCGGAGACATGGCCCCGGGCGCAAACACGCTGGATGAGCCCGAGTGGTGGGTGCTTCTTGACAGACTGGCACAGCGCACCCTTACCGGCGACGCTGCGCGCAAGGCGGTACACGACGCGCTGTGCTTTCTGGAAGAGCCCAGCGCCAGGCTGTTCTGTCGCATCCTGAACAAAGACCTTCGTGCCGGCTTCACCGATGGCACCATCAATCGCGTCTTCAAGGGCACGATTGCCGAGTTCCCATACATGCGCTGCACCCTGCCCGAAAAGTCCAACATGGGCGCTTGGGACTGGTCTGTTGGCATCTTCAGTCAGGAGAAAGCTGACGGCATGTTCGCCAATGTGAACCATGACGAACACGGCCAAGTGTGGCTGACCAGTCGCCAAGGTTCGCCCATCCCTCTCGAGGCGCTGAATCTCGAAGAGCCGATCAAGGCCATGCTGCTGCGTGGTACGCAGTCGCATGGCGAGCTGACCGTGATCGGTGCAGATGGCGAAGTGCTGCCGCGGGAAGTGGGCAACGGAATGCTCAACAGCGTGCTTCAAGGCGGCGAGCTGGATACGGATTGCCGGGCGCGGTTGGACTTGTGGGATCAGATTCCGCTTTCCGTTGTGGTGCCCAAGGGAAAGTATGCCAAGCCCTACAAGGAGCGTCTGGTCGGCCTCATCACCCAGCTTCGCGAGGGGTACAAGAGGGCACCACAATACCAAGCGCTCGTGGCGCTCGTACCGACGCGCATTGTGCGCTCCAAAGCTGAAGCCTACTCGCACTACCGCGACCTGCTCAAGCAGGGCAAGGAGGGCACTGTGGTCAAGCACCCAGACATGGATTGGAAAGACAGCTCGGGCGGCAACAAGGATCAGGTCAAGCTCAAGCTCGAGGCAGACGTGGACTTGCGGATCATTCAGGTGTTGCCCGGAACACCCGGCACCAAGAATGACGGGCGCGCTGGCTCTTTTCAATGCGAGACCAGTTGCGGCACCTTGCAGGTGAACGTCACGGTGAAGAACGAAAAGCTCCGTGACGAGGTGGACAAAAATTGGGATGACTTCGCCGGCAAAATCATCGCTGTGCGGGCCAATTCGATCATGCCGCCAAGCGAGAACAACGAGTTTCACTCGCTGTTTTTGCCACGCATGATCGAGGATTTCGCCCGCACGGATAAAACCGAAGCGGACGACCTTGAGCGCGTTCGTGAAATCTTCCAGTCTGCGGTAGAGGCGGTCTAATGGCAACCACGGTCACCATAGCTGAACTCAAGCGGCTTTACCCAATGCCCTGGAGCTACGCCGCCATCAATGGGGTGGTGATCGCCACCGATGCCGCGGGGAAGGAGGTTCCCATGTTCGTGATATTGGACTTCGTCTGTCAGGTCACGCAGGCTACCGCCAAAGCCGACGCCCGGACGGCAGCCGCAAACGCAACGGCCTCTCAGTGATCACTATAATGACAGTCAGTTGTGACTTATTGGATAGCATGAAAAACCTCATCGAAAACCTCAAGGATCGTTTGTGGCCCATTGGGATGACCGCCCGAATTGTGGCGGGTCAGTTCAGCGTGCCCAGCGGCGCCTCCATGTTGCTCTACAACAAAGAGGCGCGTCTTGAGTTTTGCTTCTACTCCAGCTCGCCAGAGCTGGCTTGGGTGAATGACTTGCACCTGACCATCACCCGCGGCGATTTGGAGCTGACAAACACCCTCACGAAAACCATCATCGACCTGAATCGCCGCGAGCGCTCCCTCATCGGGGAAAGCGTACATCGTTGGCTCGAAATGGACGGAATTTCTGACAGAATGGAAGTGGCTTCAAAATGAGGGTTATCGTCATCAGTGGGCCGACTTGTTCGGGCAAGACCACACTAGAGCGCGGACTCGAGACCCTCGGATACAGAGGTGTTGTTGGCTACACCACACGCCCCAAGCGCAAGGGGGAGGTTGACGGTGTGGATTACCACTTTGTCACTGACCGAGAGTTTGACAAGTTGCTGGATGGTAGGCTGCTTGATGTGGTCAACTTCGGCAACATGCGCTATGGCAAACTTCAGGCAGACTTTGTGCGCTTGCAGCAGAACAGCAAGGGTGTTGTCGCTGTGCTGGAGCCAAGCGGTGCCCGCCTACTGCGGCGTACATGCGAGGCGGCCAGCATTCCCTTTGTAGGCGTCTGGCTAGACTGTAACCCGAGCGTTCAGGCGGAGCGTTTTATCGAGCGACTTCAAACCCTGTCGCCTGATGTGGCCGCAAGACGCTTGGCAGAAATGCTCAGTATCGAGCAGGACTGGCGCGAGTGGGCAAGGGACGGCACCTTGCGTTGCGAACTGAGGCTGACCGGATCACTCTTCACTGTCAAGCAGTTGGTGGAGATAGTTGATAGGTTTGCCGCAAATCCCGACCTTGACTCGCACGGCTTCTAGCCGGCCGCCCTCCCTGACACACCTCCTGACTGGCCACTACAATGATGGCCACAGGAGGTTTTTATGCTTGCAGTCGAAGTGGGGGGCTTTGGTGACTGGCTTCGGGATAGCCCCATGCGCAATGACCGCCTGTGGGCGCGTCATCTGGAGCAGGTAAGCCCTCTAGAAATCCAGCTTTTCTACGCCCGGGCGGGCCTGCAATGTCAGGCGCATCACGCCCACGAGGCGATCGACACCCTTCAGTCTGAGCTTTTGGTTGAAGCTGTCAAGGGCAGGGTTTCTTGGGCCGCCATGCGCCTCATCAATCACGAAGTGCCTGCTGGGCGCTACACCACGGAAAACTTCATCGACAGGCTGCTTGTGTTGAGTCTGCCAAGACGCATGGCGGTCGTCACGGCGCTGGTCACCGAAAGCGAGCCGGAGCGCGTCGTCAAGATGGAGTGGCACGAGTGCAAGAACATGCGACAGGTGCCCGGTTTGGCTCAGGAAGTGCTGCTGGTAAGGGCAAAGGTGCGTCACATAAGGCTGCCCTACGTGTTTTGGGAGTGGGCAAGCGAGCAGGTAGCTGCGCCACTGCTGGGCTTGCGCGAGCAGGTTGAGCAAGTTTTTGGCGAACCTTGGCCAGCGATTCAACAGCAATGGACAAGCATGATTTGGATTGAGTCACGCTCGGACGCGGCCAGTCTGTTGAGCATTCTTGAAGAGGTCAAAAGCGGCCGACTGTAACCCGAGCTTGCGACGCCAACCGGCGTTAGGTTGTCACTTAACATAATGCGAATTGTGGAACTTGGCGAGCAGCGCGGTTACTGACAGGATTGTCCACAGAAACTGTGGACAACTTTTCGTCACCGTCGAGCTATGGACAGGTGTTTGGCGTTGCGCTCCACATGAACCATGTCGGTGTGTGGGTCAACGTGAGCCTTGGTAAAGAAGCCTTGTTCGACCAAAGTAACGAGCGCCTTCTTGAGCTTGTAGCGAAACTTGCGGACTTCCTTTGCGGGTATTTCCGAGCCGCACAGCTCATGAATCGTCGGCACACTCATGGCAAAAGGCCGGGCATGGGTGTGGTAGAAGCTGTGGAGCCACTTCTCCAGCGGCGACAGTTTCAAACGCATACTCCAGTCCACGCGGGTGTAGCTCTCCGCACCAAAAAGGCGCGCAATTTCCGGGTCGATACGAATCTGCCACTCGCGCAACGAACCCGCCCCCTGCCCCTCGTCGCGCCAACGAAAGAACGCCACCAGTGAGCCGCTAAAGCCCTCGCGTCGCCCGTCTGGCTTCTCGACCGTCACAGCTACTGCGGTGGCCTTCATGCGGTCAATGCAGTCGGCAAGACGCTTGTAGCTGCCTGAGTTGCGAGTCCAGCCAATCTCTGTGATCATCGAATGGGCCGTAAAGCCAACAGGCTGGCTTAGGTCTTTGGAGCGTGCAATGTGAAGCAGTTGCAGAAACACGTCCTCGTCGTCCTGCCGCAGCTCTTCGCCGGTGTAGGTAACGCTGATGCCGCGCAAGGCCGCAATCTCGAGGCGCTTAACGTGGCGTCGGGCACCTTTGCGGGCGTTGGCTACGTTGAACAGGGCCGAGCGAGCGAATGCGTTTGGGAGCCCGCGCAAGTCATTGGGCCAGAGCGGAAGCTGAAGCTCTGTCGCAACTGTACTGCGTGTTGGACTGTGGGTTGGTGTAAACATGGTGCGAAGCGGGCCGTGTGTTCATTCTGACACCATTTGCGCGCCGTTTCGTAGTTTAAGGGTGACAAGTTGCGGCTCAACGGTGACGGCGGCCATGCTCGTTAGACGCCTGAGTTCAACGGTGACACATGGCTTTCAACGGTGACACATGGCGTATTGCAAGGGTGACGTTCGCCTATCTCAAGGGTGGCGCGTCACTCTTAAACTTCGTTCAAAATCAATGTCATATGTCATTTATCCACAACCCCTAATCTCTTCTAATCCTTCTTTTAATCGCCGGGAGCGTCACTGTTCAGATAGAAACCTGTGGATAAGTGAGTCCAAATACCGTTTGACAATAGGTAACATGCCCAACCCCCGGCGTTGAAGTGTCACCCTTGAGAGCGACCTTCCGAAGCAAGCAAAAGATCGAGACCCTGCACCATGATTTCCTGATGCGACTTACCAGAAGTCACAGAGAGCATGGCCAGTGCCTTGTACCGGCGCTCGTCAACCTTGACCGTCAGGCTTTTGTAGTAGCTGGAGGGTGGGATTCGAGGGTCAACAGGCATCGACACTACAGGTTGTTGCCCTGCCCTGCCCTGTTTGCTCTTGGCTGTCCGTGTAGGTTTAGCTGGACTGCTGACAGCTTCTGGTTTTACGGTGACAGGCGGCCCGTCATTGATGGCGGTCGGCTCTGCATCGCCCTTCGCTGCAAAGATTTGAAGATCGGCAAGACTGCCCGGTCGTGACTTGGCGGCGTTCATGTTCGGCTCCATAAATACGTACTTGCGTACCTGCTTGTTTACATACGTACACGGCTACCTACTTGCGTAGGTGCTTGCTTACGTACTTCCATAAGTCCGCAATTTCCGTGGCGGACTTGCTCTCCGGGTCGATTTCTTGCGCCGTGCGTCCGTCGATCATCGAGCTGGCAAAGTCGGTTCGTTGGTACAGGGTCACGGGCGCCACGGTGCCATGTTGCGACAGGGCGACGGCGGCATCGCCAGTAATCCTCGCTCGGTTGGCTGCACCGTTGATCACAAACACCATGCGCTTGTCAGCCCCTTCGACCAACTCCACAGTGCGGCCAATAGCGCGCAAGTCCAAGGGTGACGGTCGAGTGGGGATGAGTGCCAAGTCAGCGTAAGGAAGGATTTTCTCGAGCGCGACTTGCGTTTCACGACCCATTCCGGGCGGCGTGTCGATGAGAACGATTTTGATGCCGTGCCCCTTCAACGCCTCGAGGCTTTCGCTCAAGTTGGCAATCTTCACCTGCTGTGCGAAGCGCGGCAATTCCTCCTTGCGTGCGTTCCACCAGCCGGCCAGGCTGCCCTGCTCGTCCAAGTCCACCAGAGCGACGGGGCCGTCCCCTGCCTTTTCAATCTCCACCCCTAGGTGCGCAGCGACGGTGGTCTTCCCGGCGCCTCCCTTGCGGCTCGTCACGACGATTACGTACATGCGTATCTCCTGAGAACAAAGACTTCATTCTATTCCGTACTTGCCTACGTGGGTGAATGCCTAAACACCTACGTATGTAGGCACGTAACCATGTAGGTAAGCACGTATGCGGCTAAGTAGCCAAATACGCACGCAGGCATGTAGCTACGTAGTCCCGTATCTACGTAAGTGCCTACGTTTGCGCCTCTGAAAATGTCCTAAAAGCCGCTGTTCACAACAGGGCGGCGAACTTGCGCAGCCTCTCTGGGCTGGTCTGAAAGTAGGCTTGGGTGGTGGTGATGCTGGCGTGCCCAAGCATCTGCTGCACGGAGTAGATGTCCGCGCCGCGCTCGATCAGGTTGGTGGCAAACGAGCGCCTGCCCGAGTGCGAGCTGGCCTGAACGCCGGCACGGTCATAGCAGATTGCAACCAGTCGCTGCATGGAGTTGGCGGAAAAGTGCCCACCGCGTTGAGACTGAAACAGGGGCGCGTCCATGTGTCGCAGGCTTCTGGTCTGTAGGTGCGCAAGTACGTAGCTGCGTGCCTGCTCGTTGACCAGAAATACCTCGCGGTACTTGCCGCCCTTGGTCATGGTGCTGAGAAGGCGCACGACCTCGCGCACCCTGCCAACAGTCGGGTCGAACACGTCGCCTATGCGCAGCGCTGCCAGTTCTTTGGCGCGCAGGCCCAAGTAGTGCGACAGGATGAGCACGGCCCGGTCTCGCGCAGCATGGCGATAGCGCTTCTGTGCATCCAGCGTCTGTTGAAGTACGCCTAGAGGCACGTAGGGGGCCTTTCCAGTCTTCATAGGTTGATGATATGGCCTCAACCCACGCGGAAAAATAGCTTATGTCCGAAAAGAAAGAAATTCGGACAAAACAAAGCAGGCGGCCATGAAAAAACCGCCCTTGAGGCGGTTTTTCTTCACAAGACAACTCTTCAGGCTGCTTTGTTTTCGCTTTCTTCAGCTTGCTTGGCCGCACGGCGGTCTGCGTTGAGCAGGGCAGAGCGTTTTCTTTCCTTCAGTCGGCCCACGTCAAGCGTGTGTTCGAGGCGCTCCTTCTCGACCGCTTGACTGAACGCCTCGAGAATCGCCTCGAGCTGCTGTGGGCGCTCGTCCAGGTCAACATCCAGACCGTCCGCGATGTTGCGCATCTTGACCAGCAGCTTTTCCTCGTTGAGCGTGACCACTGTTCGCTTGCTGATGGACTCCAACAGCGGCAGAAGACCGAGGTTGCCCTGAAGATCGGCGCACATGCCAAAATAAACCACATCGACCTTGAGCAGTTCTGCCAGCGGGGCGATCTTGTTGAACGGCACCTTCATCGAGCCCGCCTTGAACATGGACACGACATTGGGTGACGAGTACCCCAAGCGTCGTGCCACCTCCGGGTTGTCGAGACCCAGGCGATCCATTTGAACGGCGATCAGTTCGTGAACAGGGACGAGCTTCAGCTTGCCACCTTCCACCTTGGATGCTTTCTTTGCGCTCATGTTCTCTCCGTGTAATTTTATGCCACAGGCAGGGTTGTCTTGCCCGCACCTATATTATATGCAGCGCTGACTTACTTTTGTGACACCGAAATGTCACAGGCAAATAGTCCGCGGGCTGGTCACTATAATGGGCGAGTCAGCATTGACTTACCACCCAAAGGAGCATGTGTGTCTGTAGCGAGCGAGTTCAAACTGTCCAGTCAGTTTATCAATGTGAACGACGCCTGTAACCTTCTCGACCAGTGCGAGGAAGTTCAGCGTCAACAGGAGGGCGGCCTGTCGATGCACTGGTTGCGGCACGACACTCGCGGGGCCATGTTGATGGTACAAGGTTCCAACGGCGAGTTTGTGTTGGTTCAGGCCGCGTAAAGCAAGCAGCCTAGAAAGAAAAAGGGTGGCAGCGCAGGTTGCCACCCTTTTCTTGTTTGCATCCGAGAAACCGCTTTTATGATCAAACCATCGAACTTTAGGTGAATAGCATGAAAAAAGACATTGCCATCATTCGCGACTCCATCAGCAAGGTGGTCAATCTTTTGACCAAGCGATCCATCAAGGTCACCCAGCGCGGCAGCAAGGCGTATGTTCAGTACCACGGACGCACCGGAGCGATTGAGCTGGTCAACCTGCCCTACCTGCCTGACGACTCCAGCGACGAGTTTGTGGCTGCTGTACAAGGGTTTCTGGATCATGAAGTGGGGCACGTCCTCTACACCGACCCGAAGATTGCGCCGGTCATGCGCAAGGAATCTGCGAAGGTGAAGAACCTTGCCAACGCCATCGAGGACGTTTACATCGAACGCAAGATGGGCGAGGCATTCGCAGGCTCGGTGGGTAACCTGAACAGCGTTCGTAAGTTCTACCTGGACAAGATTGCCAAGCCCAAGATCGACGAGGCCATCAACGCGGGCGACCTCAAGACCGCCGCGGGTTACGCCAGTCTGGTGCAGTTCCGGGCATGGGGTGGGCAGCAGATGGCTGTTGACTTTCTGCGCGACAACCCCGGCTACCAAGAGTTGACGAAACCGATGGCTGAAAAGCTGGGCGAGGCGCTGATTGCGCGCATCAAGAAAGCCTCGAGCAGTTGGGAGTGCCTTGACCTTGCCCGAGACATGAAGAAGGCCCTTGAAGAGCCAGAGCAGCCGCCCGAGTCAGACGAAGGCGGCGAGCCCGATGCCAAATCTGAAAAATCTGGCAAGCCCGACAAGGGCGGCGAAAAAGCCGACAAGAGTTCAGACGAGCGGCCGGATGAAGATACTCCGCCTGATGAGCCGCCAGAGCCGAGCGAAGGTTCTGGTGAGTCGGAAGACCGCGGCACGGTGCATACCGAAACGGACGACTCGGGCAAGGAGCGCGAAGAGTCCTCTGTCACGGAAGAGGACGTTGACCCCGAAGCAGGCGGCGACAGCGAAGGTGACGATGGAGACCGCAAGGACACCGAAGACGACAGCGCCGATAGTTCGGATAGTCCAAAATCTGCGGATGACAAGGGCGCGGAAGAGGGCGACGATGAAGATGGAGAGGGTAGTGACAAGGGCGACGAAGGCGAAGACGACACGGAAGAGGGCGAAGAAGGCTCCGGCGGCGATGCGTCTGGCGGCAGCAGTGACGAAGGCGAGGGTGAAAAGACCCAGCCCAGCGACGCCGAAGAGAGTGAAAGCAAAGAAGCTCCGCACAGTCCATCCAGCCTTTTCGATGATGAGCGCGACTTCGACGACGACATAAGCAAGGCGCTTACAAAAGCCGCTGTGGAGGAAATGAAAGACAGCGCCTATCAGATTTTCTCAACCGATTGGGACAAGATCGAGCCTGCACAGATGGCCAAGCGCCCTGACTCCATTGAAAAGATGGTGGACAAGACGCAGCACATGATCGCCAGTATTCAAAAAAGTCTGGAGCGAGCACTTGCTGCCAAAGCTCGCAAGACCTGGAACCCAGGCCAGCGGCGCGGGCGCATTTCACCGGGCTCCTTGTTCAAAACTGCCGTTGGGGACGATCGTGTTTTTCGTACCCGCTACGAGACCCAAGCCAAGAACACGGCGGTTTCGCTCTTGGTGGACTGTTCGGGCTCGATGAGTTGGGGTGAAAAGATCGAAACCGCGGGCCTGGCCGCCTTTGCTCTGTCTTCTACCTTGGAGCGTCTGAAGATCAGTCACGAAGTGATCGGATTCACCACACAAGAAAGCCGGCAGATGACGATGGCGATGAAGAAGGAGGGGCTTAGGGTTCAGTACGCTCGAGAAGAGGCGCTATACATGCCCATCTTCAAGGGCTTTAACGAGCGCCTGACAGTCGAAGCCAAGAGTCGCCTGGCGCACTTGACCGAGGGTGACTGTCACCCGTGGCTCAGAGAGAACGTCGATGGCGAATGTCTGATGATCGCAGCCCGGCGCTTAAAGTCCCAGCGCGCCGAACGCCACCTGTTGATTGTGCTGTCAGACGGCAAGCCTGCTTGTCCAGGCGATTGGGGGCAGATGCACAGGCATTTGATCAGCTCTGTCAAGGCGCTGGATGAAAACTTGGGCGTCGAAGTGGTTGCACTTGGCATCGCAAGCGCTGCCGTCAGTGGCTACTACAGGAAGCATGTCGTGCTCAAAAAGATCGACGAGCTGCCGGTGACCGTAGTCGGAGAGCTTGCGAAAGTTCTGCTGGCAAGTTAGAAAATCAGTCAAAACATACTGTATCATCCGAGAAAACCGGGCGATCATACAGTCATCGGGCAAGCAGCCCGACAACGAACCAACCCACTTTTTATGAAGGAATCACCATGACCGCAGTTGTCGAAGTCACCGAACACGCCAAGATCAGTTGCGCCATTTGCGGCAGCAAGACCCACTCGATCCAACTGCATTTGCAGAAGGAGCATCCCGAAACCACACTGGCAGAGTACAAGGAGACTTACCCCGGTCAGCCGCTTCTGAGCAAGCTGGCAGAGCAAAAGATTGCGGAACAAAAGGCGTCTGTCGCTAAGGTGGCAGGAACAGTCAGCACTGAGTACGTCACCTCGCTGAGTTACGCCACCGAAATGATGCCGTTTCACGAGCTGTTCGGACTCCCCAAGGGCAAGGCGACGCTGAATGCTCGGGGTGAGCCCATTCCGGTGACCGTGCTCAAGGGTTCTGGCGGCTTCGACGGCATGATTCCCGACATTGATCCGAACTACGTCTTCCACATTGACATCCTGAAGACCCTGTTGATGGGCATCGAGCTGCGGATTCCGACCTACCTGTGGGGTCACGCCGGTACGGGCAAAACCACGATCTACGAACAAATCGCCGCCCGCAGCCGCCGCCCAATGCTGCGTGTGCAGCATACCGCCAACATGGAAGAAGAGCATGTGATCGGTGGTTGGCGACTGCGTGACGGCAGAACCGTCTTTGAACTCGGGCCGCTTGCGATGGCGATGAAGTTCGGTTGGCTCTACATGGCCGACGAGTACGACTTCGGACGCCCGGAAGTGCTGTCCCTCTACCAGCCAGTGCTCGAGGGCAAAGCGCTGGTCATCAAAGAGGCGGACATGGAGAACCGCGTGATTCGACCCCATCCGGGCTTTCGCTTCGTTGCCACCGGCAACACCAACGGGCAGGGTGATGAGACCGGACTGTATCAGGGTACGACCATGCAGAACGCCGCCAACTACGAGCGCTTTGGCATCGTCGAGAAGATGCCCTACATGGACGAAGCGACTGAGGCGCTGCTGGTGTCGCAGCAGGCCGGTATCGCCCTGCCAGATGCCAAGAAGCTGATCCAGTTCGCAACCAGCATCCGGGCTGAGTTCGACAGTGCCAAGTTGAGCAACCCGATTTCTCCACGCTCGCTGATCTACGCCGGGCGTATCGGAATGGCTCGCTCGAACTACCTCATTGGGCTCGAGAAGGCGTACCTCAACCGCCTCTCCAGCGTTGACCGTGAAGCTGCTCGCAGTTTCGCCGCCCGTATCTTTACCGCCTGACCCGAGAGTCCGCCATGCAAGCAACACCTGTCCGCCTTGAGCGCTCTGAATCCAACAAGAAATTCGCCAACGATGGCTCTTACAAGTCGGTGGAAAACCTGCTCTACAAGGTGGCCTATCGCTGCTTTGGTCGAGTGCAGGCGATGGGGGTTGGCATGACCTTCGATGACGTATTGCAGGAAATGAACCTGTCTTACGTCATCGCAAGGGAGCAATGGGACTCCGAGCGTGGCGTTCTGTTCTCCACCTACCTGACGACCGCCTGCTATCGCAACTTCAACGAGCGAATCCGTCGCGCCGAAGTCGAGCGCCGCAACCTCGGGCTGGTCAACTTCACCGACATGCGGCCCCGCGGCTGCGCCGGTGACGACGATGGTTTGGATATTTTGGAGAGCATCGACATAGAGCAGGACGCCAGTTTGCAAGTTGGCCAGTTCTACGGTGACAACTTCATCGAAGGCAATACACAAGAACTGGAAGCCCCCATGTCGGCAGACCCACAGAGGCTGCATGAGGCGATGGAGTCTGCCTGGATACAGCAGGCGCAGGCCAAGGTGGCGCTGCGCAACCTTACCGACAACGCCAAACTGGTGGTGGTCGATCTGCTGACCGCGGCCAAGGGCGCCAAAGACAGCACCGAGCGCCTACCCCGGTTCAGTGCCTTGCTGAAAGACAAGGGCTTTAGCCCCGCGGAAATTCGGCGCGTTCGCAAAGAGCTGTCCAGCGCCTTCGGGGTCAAAGTTTGAGACAACCTGCCTGCTACGGGTCGGCGGTTGTCGTCAGTCACCGCTGCGAGACCTGCCGCAAGTGTGATGCGGCATCCGCCTGTGTCGAACAGGCGGTTGTGTTTTTGGATTCGCTTGGTGATACCCCAACGCTCAAGCAAGAGCGCCTGCGTCTGTCCCTGACCAAGCAAGCCCTTGTGCGCGCTCCGCGAACCGAAGCTGGGTGCGAAACCGTGTTGCCCAAGCGCAGGGCGGCCTTGAGCGAGGCACAAGAGCGCACCGCAGCATCGTTTGGCAGGGCAACAAGCGTGACGATCAGACAGATGTTCTCCCGCGGCTGGTACGACTATGCCAAAGCAGAGCTGCACGCCGGGCGCAACCCTGGGCTGAAAAAATGGCAGAGCATCTTCTGTGCCGCCCTCATTGATGGCGGCATCAGTCGTGCTTCGCTACAGCTTGCCTTTCAAGAGCAGCTTGCCCTCAAGCCAGAGTCAGCCAGGGTGCAGGTCTCCAAAGCCGTCAACATCTTCCTCGCGGGTCGGCTTGTCATCGAAACCCACGGTCGGCTTGTCATTAGTCCAAACTGAATCCAAGAACCCCGATTCATAATCAAAACATGAACCCGCTACAAATTGCACTATCAGTCAGGAGTGACTTCTCTTTAGGGGAGTCGTCGTTCCAGATACCAAAAATAATCGAGTTCGCCAAAGAAAAGGGCTACACACATGTGGCGTTGTGCGACTTGATGACAGTATCCGGTATCCCCGCCTTCACCGAGAAGGCCAAGAAGGCGGGGGTGACCCCGATCGCCGGGGTGACGCTGCATATCGTTGATGATCCAACCGCGAAGGTAAAGGACAAGGTCAACAACCCCTATCGGATCAAGGCTTACCCCAAGAACGAGGCAGGGATGCGCTCGATCTTCGCCGCGCTCACCAAGTCACTCAGTGCGGATCATTTTTACTACAATTCACGCCTAGGGCTTGAAGACGTATTGGCCCTTGAGGATGTGGTGGTCACGACAGGGGACATGCGCAGCCTCTGGCATCACCCGGATGCAGAAAAGCACGCCGAGCAACTTCATGCTCGCTTTGGCTCTGACTTCTTTGTTGAACTGGCTGCGCTCAGTACGCCACTGTTTGATCGCACCAATGATCGAGCCGTGCGGTGGCTCGACACCCTTGCCGACAAGCCCTCTTGCATCATCACCCGTCCGAGTCTCTACGCCACAGACGAAGACGCCGACAGCGCCGACGTGTTGCGTGCCATCACCAGCAACACGCCGGTAAGTTCGCTGTGGCTTGCTCGCCCGTGGCTGCGCGACCTGTCCCTGCATGACATTAAGGCAAACGCCGGTCACTTCAAGGCCGCCTCTGATCGCTTGGGGTTGCCCCTGCGGCCCATGCTTGATGCGATTTCCGACATGGCGGGGCGCTGCGGCTATGAGTTCAAGAAGCTCAAGCCGTCGATGCCACAGATGGCACCCAACGAGTACAGTGCCCTTGTCAGCGCCTGTGTCGCTGGCTGGAAAGAGCGCTTCACTCGCAAGGTTTGGGGCCACTGCCCAAGCCGGGAAGAACTCGACACCGTTTACAAGGAGCGCCTGCGCTTCGAGCTGGAGGTCATCAAAAAGATGGGCTTCAGCGGCTACTTCCTGCTTGTGCAGGACATTGTCAGGTGGTCGAAGGCCAATGGGGTTTTGGTGGGGCCTGGCAGGGGCTCGGTCGGCGGTTCCCTCATCGCCTACCTGATGGGGATTACCGACTGCGATCCGATCCGTTTCAACCTCCTGTTCGAGCGCTTCATCAACCCCGACCGACTCGACTTGCCTGACGCCGACCTAGACTTTGAATCTGGCAAGCGTCATAAGGTCGTCAGCTACATCGTTGCCAAGTATGGGCGCGAGAACGTGGCGGGCATCGTCAACTTCTCCACCCTTGGGGCAGCTTCGGCGCTGCGCGACACGGCCCGTCTGCACAACTTGGAGCCGTGGGAGTACGCCTGCTCCAAGCAAATGGAAAAAGAGCATGGCGTCAGTCTCTCCCTGACCGAATCAGCCGACAAGGTTCCCGACATTGACAAGTTCCGCAAGGAGCGCCCCGTGATCTGGAACCACGCCCTGCGCCTTGAGGGGGCGAATCGTTCCCTGTCACAGCACGCCGCTGGGGTGATTGTGTCGGGCGAGCCGATATTGAACCGCGCCGTGGTCTCTACTCGCGGAGGCGATGAGTCGCTTCCGGTGGTGCAGTGGGACAAGTCTCGGGTGGAAGATTTCGGTCTGATCAAGATCGACATTTTGGGCCTGAACACGCTTGACCTTATCGGCACAGCGCTGGACTACATCAAGGAGCGTCATCACAAGAAGATCGACATCCTCGCACTGCCGTTGGATGATGAGAAGGTGCTGCGCGCCTTTGGAAATGGGGACACAACAGGCGTGTTCCAGTTTTCAGGGAGAGGGATAAAGAATCTGCTCAAGGAAATGGCGGTGGGCGGCCCACTAACCTTTGGTGACCTTGTCGCCGCCACAGCGCTGTTTCGCCCTGGGCCGTTGGATGCTGGACTCTGTGACCGCTACGTTCGGGTCAAGCAAGGCGCAGCCCACCCGCACTACGAACACCCGGCGCTGGAGAAGTGCCTGGGTGATACGTTTGGCGTGGTGGTTTATCAGGAGAGCGTCATGGCCATCACGCGCGAGCTGTGTGGCTTTACGCCCGGAGAAGCCGATGGTGTCAG